ATTTGGAAGACTCGAGAGTACCTCGAGGCTGCACGCAAGAGACAGGGCGAGCGCCGGTTCGCTCGTAAGTATCTGAACGATGCCAAGGACGAGGGCGGCAAACAGCTCAAGGCTGAGTGGCTCCACTTCGTGAAGCGGTCTGAGATCCCATGGAATGATCTGACCTACTTTGCCGGTGTCGATCCAGCGACGGGTGAGGCCGAGACAGCCGATCCCGATGAGTATGTGATTTGCTGGGGTGGCCGTGACCGGAAGGGTCAGGTGTACGTGCTCGGGTTCCGGGGCAACCGGAACTGGGGAATCTTCGAGGGCACCGAGGAGCTGCAGAAGCTGCACCAGACCAAGAACTTCAGGAAGGTCGCTGTGGAGTCGGTGTCCTTCTCGGTTGCTGCCAAACAGGACATATGGCGCAAGACCAATGTACCGGCGTACAAGTCCGCTACGGTCAAGTCCAAGGAGATCCGGTTCGAGACAATGGCCGCTCATTTTGACACTCAGCGGGTGCTCGTGTACGAAGATGGAGAGGGTGTGTTCTCGAATGACAACGAGGATGATCCGGAGAGCTTCTACGATCAGTGGATTGACTTCCCCGAAGGCAGGCACGATGATCGTCTAGACGCCTGCGAAAAGATGCTCGAAGCCGCAATGATATCCCGCGCACCAACGAAAGCTCACGGCGGTAAAGTGCGAGAGGCGTTGAACCGCGCTAAATTCAGTCAGTAGTCCCAAAGGAGCACCCGCACATGGCGACCCTAACCGTGACCAAGGCCAGCCGATCTGGCGTGACCCGTAGCCCCGCAGCAGCCGCTGGCGGTGGTGATGACTTCCCCAATGACGGTAGGACCGTTCTCGTTGTGAACAACGCTGGTGGCTCAACTTGCAATGTGAACTTCGCTCTGTCCTCCAACCCACTCGGTGGTGAACCGACTCAGACAGTCACCGAAGCAGACATCGCAGTTGCTGCCAGTGACGAGGATGTGATCGGTCCCTTCCCAACGAACCTATTCGGAAGCTCTGTCGCCATCTCCTACGACCAGGTAACGTCGGTCACAGTCGAACCAATATCCATCGCCTAAAGAGGTAACTGATGTCCGTATGGCAGCGGTCTACTGCCGCAGTTCAGTCTCCCTTCCGGATGCAGGGGAGACTGCCGAATCGAGCTGTTCCGTTTGCCTCGGACTACCGACTTGATTCATCGGTCGTTGATGTCACGCTGGCTCGGGCGCTCTTCAACAACAACGAACCGAGATACAAGCTCGGTGCTGGATTCGCTCGAGCCGCCATCAACGTTCCGACCGGGTTCATGGGGATTCCGATTCTCAAGACCGACACCGAGGGGGAGTCAGAGGCGCAGGACTGGCTCAACCGATTGCTCCCCCAATGGTCCGGATCGATCCTTGCAATTCACAAGGCCACCTACATCGACGGCGAGACCCTGGTCCGGATCCGTCCGGCCAATCGCTCCCCAGCTTACGCCGCTCTCTTCGGTCCCACTGATCGTGATCTCGAGCTGAGTTACGAACCGTCGGAATCGTTTGAGGTGATCCATGCCGAAGAGGACATGGGAGCTATCGCAGCGTTCCGGGTCAAGCACCTGTTCTATGTGGAAGAGGGCGGGACCACGGTCGAGAAGTATCTCTGGGAAACCATTACCGCAGACTCCGTCAAGCTCGAGTACCAGGACGGGTATCGACCGACTCGAGAGTTCGGCAACCCGCTCGGGTTCGTACCCGCCGTCCACATCAAGAACGAGGCTGCTCGGCACGAGTTGCGTGGGCGCTCGGAGCTGGAGCCTCTCGAGCCATACCTCAAGTTCTACAACGACGTCATGCTGCACGCCGGGTCCGCTTCGCAACTTCACTCCACCGCCAAGCTGACTGTGCGGGTCCAGGACGTGGAGCGGTTCCTGGCAAACAACTTCACGGATGCCGAGATCGCTGATGGTCGTCTCCGGTTCCGTGACAAGGACGTTCTCTTCTTTGAGACCGGTGCTCCCGAGATCGGAGTGACCGGCGCTGCTGCCTATCAGGAAGGCGCAGATATCATTCAAGCTCAGGCCCCCCTTGGAGACACGAACACACTCCTTGAATACATATTCCTGAACATAGTCGATGTCTCTGAGGTGCCTGAGTGGGCCTTCGGTGGAGCTATTGCTTCATCGAAGGCTTCGGTCACTGAGCAGTCCGCTCCGCTGATTCACAAGGTCAATCGCAAGCGTTCCTTGTTTGAGAATGAGTGGGCACTCGTGGGGAGGATGGCCCTCAAGATGCTTGGGTTTGCGACCCGGGTCGAGGTGTCGTGGGATGATCTGGCACAGAAAGACACCAAGGCTGAAGCCGAAGCACTGAAGGCGCTGGCCGATGCTGTTGTTGCCTTGAACGACGCCGGGATCATGTCCAAGAAGGCCGCTGTTGATCACCTGCGTCCTTATGTGAAGGCACTTCTTGTGTACGACACCCAGGATGAGGAAACAGAAAGAGCTAGGATCGATGCTGAAGTCGATGCAATTGCAGAGTCTTTGGTGAATCAACCGCCCCTAGAGGAGAGTGACGAAGATGACGAAGAGGACCGACAGGCGGGCCTCAGAGCTGTCAGGTGAGCTGGTCTCCGCACCAGTAGAGATCCCTTTCGCTCCCGGGTTCAACCTGGAGGCGTTGAAGGCGGTCGATCCTGAGCCTGTGTTTGCAACCGTAAAGATCAGTTCTGGAAAGGGCGACCAGGGTAAGGGTCCGTACTACGGGCCGGATATTCTGCAGTCCCTTGAAAAGCAATTCAACGTCAAGCGGCCCCCGGGCTTCAAAGGACACCAGGATCCCAACCGGGTTCCCTGGGAGTACCGCGAGCCGGTGACCGCCTGGGTTGGTGCCAGCTATGTTCCGAGGATGGACGGCGAAGCCGACCTTTACGTGAAGGGGTACGTCCCCTCCACTGCCGAGGATCTCCGCAAACAACTGCTTCTCGCTGACAGCGGCGCTGAAGTAGTGAACTCGGTTTCCATTTGGGGAACCAGGCAGACGGACAAGGACAAGGTCGTTGACTTTGATCTCTGGTCGTTGGACTGGACTCCGAAGGGACGGGCCGGGATGGAAACCGAGCTGGTTTCAGTAAGTGGCGAACAAGCCAAGGAGGAACAGATGGATCGGGATGAGATCCTCCGCAGCCTTCGGGTGAGCGATATTCCCGATCACATTTCCGGCGAAATCCGACAGGATGAGCGGAAGATTGTGATCGAGGAGAACGCACCGCTCGTGGAAGCTGTCGGTGAGATGAGAATCATCCTTGAACTTGACGAAAGCGCAGACCCAGCTGAGCTGGTAGAAGCTATTCGTCAGTTGGTTGGCACCAAGCAGAGTGCCGATCTGGAGGCCAGGGTAGATGAGGCCGTTGCCGAGATGAAGGCAACCGACCTTGTGAAGACTGCGGTCAAGGACATCGTCCTGCCCAAGGTCACAAAGGCCACCACGGATGAGGAGCTGAGTGGAGAGATTGCCTCTGCGCTCGAGCTTCCGTACATTGCGGCTCTCGACAAGGGCAATACCCTGCCCGTGATCGAGGGAGCGCATAAGGACGAGGTAGTCCGCAAGGGCACCTCCTGGTCATAGGAGGACCATATGGGCCATAAGGTCTCCGATGGAAGATCCATCGTGGTCACCGCCCCTGCGGGAGGTGTCACGAAGGACGACCCTGTTGAGGTTGATAACTTCTTCGGCTTTGCAGACGCTGATGCGGATGCAGGCGACAGCGTGTCGCTCTCCATCGGTCAAGAAGAGAGGGAAGTACTCTTCCCCGGGGCAGCCGCTGCTTGGGCAGTTGGCGACCCTGTGTATTGGACTGGCACTGTGTTCACGCAGACCGCATCGAGCAATCGTTACGTCGGTCGTGTAACGTCGGGTGCCCCTATCACCACGGGTGGATACGGCTACATGCTTGTTGCCGCTGAAGCCTGGGGCGATCTGACTACTCACTAAGGAGGGTTGACATGACGAACATGATTTCAAAGGAAATCCTCCAGGCGCGGAACCTTGCCGTCAAGGCGAACATTCCGCATCAGACCGCCTACAAACTGATGGGTGAGATCAAGGGATTCGAGATCCCGCGCACCCCGACCGGAGAACTGCGTCGGCTCAACCTGAACAAGCCGATTGGTGAGTTCCTGGGTTCCAGCGACATGCTGGAAGAGCTGGCACAGAAGGTCACGGTTGACATCGAGTTGGGTCGGGACGAGATCCCGTTGCTGTACAAGAGCTTGTACCGCACCAGCACCAACCCGAACTACCCGCGCCTCCTCGAGGCCAACTACCTGCTCTATGCGAACGTGGTGTTCTTGCAGCACTTCGAGGGGCAGGAAGTCAAGTTCGGTACGATGGCATCCGAGCAGGGTGTGACCGTGCCGATCCTCACCTACTCGGCAGGTTTCGAGTGGGACGAGGACGTCGAGATCTACGACGAGGGTTGGCGTGTTGAGATGGCGAACGAGGCAGTTGGTCGTGCATACAACGCACTGCTCAACCACCTCCACCTGTCGCCAATCATCTCGTACAACTACGCCGGGATGACCAACCCGAATACCTCTGCTGCTCTTACCCCTTCGGGTAACGAGATCGAGGACATTCGGGCCACTCTCCGGGCAGCTCTCAACGACGCTGCTCAGAACGTGGATGCGAACGGTCGCAAGAAAGCAATCCGTCCGACCACTGTGCTTTGCACCACTGCCGATGCGTACAAGATCAACGATGCACTCACAATCGGTGATCGTCCGTCCATCGGTACCACTGCAGCCAGCGGCCCGATTGACGTTCTGCTTGGCCGCACGTCTGACACTGCGGGTCCGAACCCGTCGGTGAACCAGATCTCGAGCATCATCGCCTACGACGGCGAAGACATCGAGATGGGCAACATGACGTGGAGCTACGCTGGACCGAGTGACGGTACCGTGTACCTGATTCAGCCCCGCCGGAACCTGTTCGAGTTCATCAAGCACGACCTTCGGGTTGACACCGAGCGTCCCGCTGACCTCTCCCGCCTCGTGGCGGCGCAGATGGTTGCCCGGGCACGGCGCGGTCTCTTGATGAGTCCGGACCTCTCGGTTTGGGAAGTCACTCTGCCGTAAGGCTGAGTGCATGATCAGGAGCAGTGATATGGCACAAGTACCACGAAAGGCGATTGGGTTCGTGACCGGAGCCGACATCGAAGTCAACAAGCTTGACGAAGGTGGCGGTCTCAAGGAATCGGCCCAGCCGAAGGCTGCGACGGCCCCGGCCAAGAAAGCCCCGGCCAAGAAAGCCGACGACAAGTAGAAGGGAAGAGGCGTGGCATTGACCGAACCGTTGAGGCTCCGCCTCTACCTTCGCGACTCTCTCCGCAGTGGACGAACTCCGTTCTTCACTGATGAGGAGATCGAACAGCTAACCAGTGAGACTGTCTCCATTGAGGAGGCAGCCTCGCTTGGTTGGTTGCTCAAGGCGGCTTCCGCCGCCGACAATCCGACCACCGTGACCATTGGTCAGGTATCGGAGACGAAGGCTCAGGCGACCGAGACCTTCAACATCTGTCTCAAGATGCACCACTACTGGCAGCGCAAGGCTGACGAGCTTGCCGGTAATGACAAGGGTGTGGCTAGGTGGTTCGAGATTCAACCGGACAGCGGCTTCATCGCTGATCAACTCGACACCATTCAGTTGCTCGAGGAGTACTGGAGGGACAACGACATCTCACGTCTGTATCCTGTCGTGTAATGTCGTTCTTCCGAGCACCCGGCCCCAATGACTGGGACATGGCCATATATCTCAAGGAAGTTGAGAAGGCCCAAGCTTCCCTCGATGCTGCGCTGCAGGAAGCATATGATCTGCCCGACAACATTCCCGGGAAGACTGATCGCATCAAGCGGTACAACGCTCTCAAGCGCGAGGTGAACAGGAGCGTTTCTCTACTTCAGCGGCAGACCCAGAAGTGGGCTGAGACGACCATCCCCAAGTACTACACCGATGGCCTGATCAAGGGTGCTCTACAGCTCAACACAGGGTTCTCCTTCAACGTCGCTCATCAGGAAGCAATCGAGTTGTTGGTGAGCGACACCTATTCGGATGTCGCCACCGGCCTACAGCAAGTCAAAGAGAAGAGCGTTGCGCGCCTGGACGAGATCCGGGACTGGGAAGAGCTGAAGTGGACTGCCGAGCAGAGACTCATCCGCCCAGCCGCTCGCACTGCAGTGACACAGCAGCTACTCACCGGTCTCGAGGATCCGCAAGAGGTTGCCGAGGCGCTCCGTCGCACCCTCACCAAAGAAGGTGTCCAGATCGTTGATCGCAGCGGCAGGCACTGGGACATGGGTACGTACACCAGGATGCTGGTACGTACCAAGTCAGCCGATGAGTACAACTCGGGATCGCTAGGCAAGTACGCCGAGGAAGGAGTCTCGAGAGTCCAGGTCTTCGACGGAGTAGATCACGATCCAGAGTGCGCTGAGGCCAACGGCCAGGTGTGGTCGCTCAAATATGCACAACAGCACATGCTCGGTCATCCCAACTGCCGGAGAGCGTTTGCTCCCGTCGCAGGACGCGGGGCGGTCAATAAGATGACAGCTGATGAGCTGATTCGTGTTGGTGCATCGACATACGCCAAAGTTGCTGCTGCGATGAAAGTACAGAGGGTGGTTCGCAACTGGCAGATGACCAAGGGAGTCATCGATCTT